CGGTAGTACGCAACATACTCCCACGTGAGATCCTCATTTAGCCCGCCCTCGCAGTAGAGCGGCACAATGCCGGATACGCTCATTCGCCGATTACCTCAACAGTGAGTGCGGGGCGCTCGGCCATGTGCATCAGATGCCGTTCCATCTTTTCCATCAGCTCGGTCTGCTTGTTTGCGTTGCGGGCTTGCTCGATTGCAGTCCGCGCTGCTGCCGATCCTTTGACCGCAGTGGGCGCACCGAATGGAGCCTCGCCCAAGCCACGCACGAAGTTGCCCGCACCCGCCCTCGCCAGCATCGCGAACCGCTCTGGCGTAAGCATGCCCGCGGCGTCGAGGGCTCCGACTTTCTCGCGGAACTCACGCTCCGCTTTTGCTCGTGGCGACTCCAGCTCCCGCAGCACCGCCTGAGCTTCGCGCTCGTTCTCCGCAAAGCGTCGTCGCCGCTCTTCGGCTCGTTGCTTTTCTAGTTCCAGCAACTTGCCATGCCCTGCGATTTGCGACGCCAGCCACGCTGCCTCTTGCTGCTGGGCTTGTGTGCCGCCAAGCTCCGCTATGCGAAAGGCTGCTTGCTCGCCCTTGTCCATGCCGAGCATCGCCGCTTGTTCTCGTAGCTGACCGAGCGCCGAGCCAATGCGGTCCGCTCGCTGCTCCAAGTCTTTGTCCGCGAGCATCGCGCCCAGCAGTCCAGACGCTCCGCCGGCCGCCGTTGGGTTGCGTCCGATTTTGCCCGGTCCGTCGCCGAGGCCCGCCAGGCCTTGCTTTGCTAGGTCGCTCGCTCCGGGCGGCAGCCACATGGTCGCGACGAACGCAGCGGCTTCCTTCGCCATGTCCGTGTTCTTCGCCAGTTCCGTGAGTGCGTTGGCGACGACGACAACAGCCGGGGCGATCTTTTGCGTGAGCACATTCGCCAGTCCCTCGCCGGCAAGTTGCATTTGCTTTAGGGCTTCGTCTGCTCTGCCGACCTCCGCCGCAAGCGAGTCGCTGACAACGGCGCCGGATTCGCGAGCGGCAGCGTCCAGGTCGCCGAACCGCTCGATCATCCCAATCATTTCGACGTTGCCCTTGCCGAAAATTTCCGAGATCATCGCCAGGCGCTCGGCCTTGCTCGGAAGCTTCGCGATTTCGCCAGCAATCGCCGCAAACACCTGGGCGGCATCCATCTGCCGAAGTTGGTCGACGTTGAGATTGAGCTTGGCGAACGCTTCGTCGCCTTTGCCAAGATTGACGAGCATCTTTTGTAGTGCGGCGTCAATCGTCTGCGGGTCAACATCCCCAAGAAACGCCGCCCCACGCAGCCGCGATAGACTCGACGCGCTGATGCCGAGTCGTTCCGCTGAGTCCGCCAGTTGATCAATCGCGTCAATGCGATTGGCGACAATCGCCCCCGCCGCCGTGACCGCCGCTGTTAGCACTGCGAATCCAGCGCTAGCCGCCGCCAACCCGCCGCTAAGCGGGTCCATCATCCCAGAGAACCGCCCGACAATCGGCAGCGTCGAGACATATTCTTGCCGCAGCTTCGACACGGCGTGTGAATGCTCACGGTCATTTAGCGCACCGCCAGCACGCAGTTTATTGAGCCCTGCCAGCGCCTGCCGATACTTGCCAACAGAGCCCGACAGTTCATCTTGAATCTGCCGGGCCTGTGCCATCTCGCGCTTCGACAATACGAGTCCTTCCGTGAACTCAGTGGTATCAAGCGTGATCTTTGCGGCGAGAGCGCCAATGGATGGCATCAGCGACCTCCCAGGATCATGTTGCGGAGCGTCGCTTCATGAGCAGCGAAAGCGTCACGGCTCATCTCGTGCGGCACGACGGCGGGATTGAATTGCCGATACCGCTCGACTTCCTCAAGCGACACGTAAGCGGAATTGTCGATGTGCGCGCCGCCTGTGCGGCACACGTCGAGCAGTCCGTTCTTGATCGCTTGCGTGATGTGCATCCACTCTTCCCCGTCGCCGTCCAGCAAACACAGAGCCAGCCACTTGACTTGCTCGTCGTGCGGCAGTTCGTCGAACTCTCCGATCGACCGCGAGCACTTCGCCGCCGCACGAAAGCGAAGCAACTCCAGCCGATTGCGCCTCAGTTTTTTGCCGCGTCCTCAACCGCCTTCCAGTCCGGCGAGCCCGCGAAGTTCGTGTGCTCCTTGCACGCCACAAACAAAGTCGTGAACGCCGCGTCGTCCACGCCGTCAAAGCAGCCGAACATCACGGCTTCGTCGCTCACTTGCCGCACTCCGTCGCTGTCCACGACGCACGCAGCCACCAGCAACTCGTTCGACTTGGCGAATCGCTCGTTGGGTTCGCCGCGATCGTCGGTGAACGAGCTTCGCAACGTCCGCACCTCTGCCCGCGTCAGCGATTGAATCCGCACTTCGCCGAGCAGCGGCACTTGCACGACCCGATACCGACGCTTCGACGCTGAATGAACCGCATCCAAAAAACTCATGGCACGCCTGCCTTGTGTAATGCTCGGCGCGCCCAACCGGCAGGCGCTGGCGATCGAACGCGCCGAGCGAGCGGAGAACGTTACGCCTGCGCCATCTCGTCGCGTTTGGCGACAATGGCCTGCTCAAATTGCTCGATGATTTGCTGCGGCAGTTTTTCCCTGACGTGCGGCAGCCACAACAACTTCGCCCCATCACGCTTCGGCAGGTAGCCGATCTGCTTCAGCGGTGCGTCGTTGAGCGCTCCAATTGCAATCCATTGGTCGTGCTCAATATCGACGATACCGACCGGCGTGTTCATCTTGCCGATGTGCGGTCGGAGTTCTACGGATAACTGCATGTGCGCCTTCCAGTGCTGTTACGTGGTCGCGGTGTAGGTCGGTCCGGTCGCGCCGTCGAAGCTGAAGCGGATCTTGCCAACTTGCAGCGTGCCGGTTTGCAGCGGCGGGTACGTGACGCCAGTGATGAATCCCGTTCCGGCGACATTCGCGGCGACTGCCGCACCGCCACCTGGCAGCGGGTAGGTGAGCGTGATCGTTTCAGTCGTCGGTCCGACGGCGACCGCAGGCAATCCGGTGACGCCCTCGAAGAGCACGTCAAGCTCGATTTCGCCGAGTTCGCGCAAGTCGCCCGGCATGTATTCGCGCTCGCCGGACGTCGCCAGATAGGACTTGTCGACGCGCGGGACGCTGATGTCCAAGTTGGTCGGAATTCCTTGAATCTTGCCGGACCAGGACGTTGTGCCAAACGTCACGGATGCACCATGTCCCGTGTCGGGAATCGCGGTAGCTGGCATGCCTTATCTCCTATGCGGCGTAGTACCAAATTTTGAAAACGGAAGTTTTCCAATAGATGCGGGTATCGCTGCCATCGACCGCAACATCGTCGCCGTCTTGCCCGGCGCTCATCGTCACGATGTCAGTGACTGTCGTTGTGCCGAACGACTGCACGCCCGCAGTTGGGTCGAGAGCCGCCAGTACAATATTGGAAAGCGTGTTGCGCGCCGTCGGCGTCGAGGCGTAGCAAGTGAGTTCCAGCGTTGCCCCACGCAGCGACGTGCGACCGCCGAAGTAATCAACGATCTCTTCGTCAATCTGCCGGAACGTGATCGCCGGTAGCGTGCTGGCCTGCTTGAGTCCGTCTTGCTGCAAGATTCGCGCGGACGTGCCAGTGCCAACCAGTGCCGTTACGGTCGACTCGGCTTTCAAGAATGTCACAAAGTCATCGCAGAACGCGGTCATTTCTTCGCGCCTTTCTCGATGGCTTTTTGCACGGTGTCGATGATGATTTGCGTGGCGCGAGGCGCGTGCTGCTCGAAGGCGGGACGCATGAACGGCTTGCCGGCAACGCGTCCTGTCACTCGACCGCCGCCCGTGACGCCGCGTTTTGACCTGGCTTTCGGCAGTCCCTTCTTCGCCCAGCGGCTGGTGGCTTCGCGGCCAACAGAGCCGCCATGCACCATGCGGTGCCCGAGCTCCACGAGGTGCCCGATTGCGCCAGCCGGGTACTGCGGACCGACAACGCCGACAATGACAGCACCTCGAGCGCCGCCCTTGTCGTACTGCCGAACCACGGACCCAATAGAGTCCTTGAGTGGCTTTCGTTTTAGTCGCTGCTTGCCAACTCGCGGCCAGTAGCCTGGCGAGCCAGGTTGCGACACGAGCTTTCGGCCCTGCCTTGCAATCGGGGCGAGTGCCTTGCGCATGCCATCCGGCAGCACCTTGGACCGCACAAACACATCCTCGATGCGCTTGAGCGACTCTTCGACTTGACGCACGTCGAACTCAATGCCGTAGCGTGCTGAGCGATGCGCGGTGCTCATCGTCCGACGTTCTCCCGGCATTGAAGCTCCCACATTGGCGGCAGCCCCGGTTGCTCAACGAGCTTCGTGTAAACGATGTTCAAGTAGTTGCCCGTATGGCGCCCGCCCGTCACGTTCAGCCGCATGCTCGGCGTGATGCCCTCGTAGTAGTGCCCCTCGACAACATGCGTCAGGTGCGCTTCCAGCATGCGCCCACGGTACGTTTCGTCGCCGCCAATCGTTGTGATGCGGCACGGGTAGTCCACTAGAAACGGCGTGCCGCTGTAGTCTGGGACTGCCGTGTCGCCAGCCGACGAATCCTGCTCGATGGTCGCGCGGTCGCGGAAGATGTTTTTCACGGACCACCATACGCAATGAACTCATCGCCCACGGCGAACTGCTCCATTAGCCGAGCGGCGGCCATTGGCACTTCGACAGCACCCGCGCCGATATGAACTTCCGAGCGATGCTCAAACCAGTGCCCGACAAGCAGCAAGATTGCCGCCTTCACACGCTCCGGCGCTGAAGTCTGCGTGCCATAGCCGCACACAAACCGCACATTGATTGCGTCGGGTCGAATCTGATAGGACGGCCACGACGCGCCATACGCCAGCCGGATGCGCCCCGGCTCGCGGCTGGTCGACACGACGTAGTTGGTATTCGTCCACGTCTGCTGCACGCCGGACGTGTCGTAGTATTTGAAATACGTCACCGACTGGAGCGGCGCTTTCGGCAGATATAGAGCGTCGCCGTAAGGTAGCTCATCGGTGAAGAGATCCCACGTTTGCGTACAGATGGCTCGGCTCGTCTTATCCTCGACGTACTGGCGCGCTGCGGTAATCAGTCGCGCCAGATGGGCGTCGTGGTGCGTATCGGAGATCGACACTTCGACGTGCTTTTTCGCCTCAGCAATCGTAACCGGCTCCTGGGCGGGAGCGGTCACGAGCGTGAGTCCGTAGCCGTCTGCCATTAGAGCACCGTGGTGATCAGGACAACTTGCGTCGTGCCGGTGAGCCGCTCAATCCAGATGCCATCGGGGCATGGCAGCCCCGGAAAGCCGAACCAATGCGACGACGTCGCCGACGCCGCAAGGTTGAATGGCACCATGATTGGCGAACTATTGGCAGTGCCATGCTCAATGTTGAGCGTGGCGACTGCCGCTGCGGTTTCACGGACAAACACGCCGAGCAACCGCAGGCGTTGCGTCGCAGCCATGCCGGCTTCGTCGCCCGTGCCTGTGCTGATCGTCGTATAGGTGATGTTTGCGCCGACCACTTAGTGGATCTCCACGATCATAATGTCGAGTCGGCACGAGTTGCCGGCGTTGTTCGTCGACCAGTCCGCGCCCACGCCTACCACTTGCGCTGCCGTTGTGTCAATCACTGTTTCAGCCGTGATCTGATACACCGGCACAGCCACACGAGTCGCCGCCGGAACGATGCTGCCGCTGGCGATGGCCACCATCGTTCCCGACGCACCCGCCGTGCGAATGACGATCTCAGCTTCGCCGGTGAAGATGTTGTCGTTGGCAACGTCGGTTGCGGTGCCCGTCAGAATCGCCGTGCCAGCCAATCCGCCCAGATACAGCTTGATCGTGAGCGTATCCGTCGAGTTCGTGGCGGTCGCGATGCCCGAGAATCGCACGCGAATGCGAGTGCCCGCCTTCAGCGTGTTGGCTGGAATCGAGTATTGCTTGTCAAACAACGCCTCGGTCGTCGTCGCTGTGTGAGCAGCCGACGCAGCGACGGAGTTGTAGACGACGCCGCCGAGCCAACCATTGACGGCAGCGTCTGTCGTGCCGTCCGTCTGGCGTAGCGTGCCGTCGTCCCCACGGAGGTAAACGTCTGGTGACAAAATGCCTGGCATGGTTATCTAGTCCTACGTTGCAACGGTTACGGTTTGAGTTTCTTCGAGCATGAACGAGGCGTGCCACTTGGTCGGCGCGGTCCCGCTGCCGACGGCAGTGAAGATCATCGCCCCGCCGGCCTTTTCGCCAGCCGTGGACAGCGTGACGGAGTTTGCAGCCACGTCATTCAGAGCGATGAGCTCGCCGGTGTTGGCGGTTGCCACGGCGATGTTCTGGTCGGCACACGACAGGACGACGATATCGCCGCCCATCGGGACGCCCGCCACTGCGGGCAGGGTAATGGTCACGGAGCCCGAGGCCCCGACATTGCCGACGGTCTTGCCAACATCGCCGGGGCTGAGCGTGATACTCGCCGTCGTGTTGATGTATTCGCGTTCTACTTTCGGGAGTCGAAAGCCGGTCATTGATTCGGTCTCCGCTTGAGTTGCGGTTGATGTCTTTGCATTGCGTTCTGTGCCGGGGCGAGCGTCGCGGCTTCCATGCGCGACGACGCCGGCTCCACGATTTCTGCCTGGCCGGAAACGACGTAGCGGGCTGCCACGTCGTCCGGCAAATCAATCAGCCCACCGGGCAGGCACTCAGCGTCCGGCCCGATGTAATGGGTCGTCATGCGAACTCGCATTAGGCTTGCAACAGCACCTTGAGAGCGCTGGCCTTGATCGTGTTCGAGTCGAACTCGCGGAAGCAGATGAACGCGGTTTGGTCCGTCTGCCGGAAGAGTTCGTCGAGCCGATAGAACCGGTCGTTGCGCACCATGCGCACCACGAACTTGGAAAAGTCGCCGCACAGCACGTGCTTCTTCGCGGTCACAGGCACGTTGTTGACGAGCGGCTCCATGCTCTGGTTGATGTAGTACGGCACGCCGTAGATCGCGTCTGGCTGGCCCATCGTGATTCCGGGCTGCCAGAGGTAGTTGCCATCGCCGTCCTTGAACTTGCGGATGTACTTCAGGCAGGTGTCGTGGAACATCAGCCCGAAGGACGGACCGCCACGATTCGACGGGTCGACTTGGTGGATCAGGTCGATGAGTTCGTCAGGAGTAAACGCCGTGGCGCTTGCCGAGGTCACGCCCGTGCCGGCGCAAGTCACGATGCCTTTCGGCTGGCTCGACCCGGATCCGGTCGTGCTGTAGTCGGCTTCGATGCGTCCGAGGCGCTCGCCGAGCAGCGACGGGATCTCCTCTTCGAGCATCGCGGTGTCACGCAACAGTTCGCTCGATGCAAAGACAGGCTTCGAGCTCATCTTGTACGCACCGAACGTGACGGCACTGGTCGTCGGGTCGACCGACGTCGAAAAGGACGTGGCTTCCGTGAGCAGAGCGCCCTTGTTCGAGGTGTCGTCGATCAGCGGCCACGGCAACGCGGCACCGGTCGGCGTGTTGAGCACGCGGCACACGTTGCGGACGTTGGCATACGCAAGCGTCACACGCTCCAGGGCGTTCACGAATCCCTGGGGGATCGTTTCCTTGCCGGCCCCGCCCGTGGCGACGTCCAAGCCCACGCGGTATTCACGGATCAGGTTGCGCCCTCGCGACGCCCAAGACGGTCCGCTGTACGCGATGCGCGGGTCGCCCAGCTCGATCTCAGGATTGAAGGGGTCAATGCCGGTCCGGCGGCAAGCATCGCGGTGCTCTTCGCTGAGATTCTTGTGCTTGCCGGCTCGCATCCAGGCTTGCAGCGCCAGCCCTGGTGCTGCAGCTTCCCGCTGTGCGACTCGCTCGGGGCTCTCTTCGCGGCGGCGGTTTTCATCGACGCCGACACGCCCGGAGTTCAGCGCCGAGCGGTTAATGGACTCGATCTCTTGCAGCCGCTTTTGCACGGCTTCCGAGTTGCGCTCCCGCTCCAGCAACTCATCGCGTTGCTTGCTGAGCCCGTCGAACTCGGCGTTCAGTCGCTCCCAGTTCCCGTGGTCGTCGGCGGTCCAGTTGGCCTGGTTGTCGGCCAGCCGCTTCATCTCTTCGTACTTCTGATTCCGCTGCTCTTGCAGTTCCTTGACGCTCGGCATCGTGCGATTCCTTCGGAATGCCGATGAGCGCCAAAACAAAGAAAGCCCATCGGCGACTTGTGAAAGTCGTCAATGGGCTGCTGGTGACTACCTGGAAAGGCTCGACCGCCCGGCCCAACAGTAAGTTTTTCAAAC